ATCGCTTTGTCACTGCAGCAATATCGCGGCGTCAAGGTAAGACATATATCGCAAATATTATTGGACAATTAGTATCGTTAGTCCCTGGTTCACATATTCTAATAATGTCACCAAACTACGCCTTGTCTCAGATTTCTTTCGACTTACAACGACAACTTATTAAGCACTTTGACTTAGAAGTTGCAAAAGATAACGCAAAAGATAAAGTAATTGAGTTGACTAATGGGTCTACAATAAGAATGGGGTCTATTAATCAGGTCGATTCCTGTGTAGGTCGTTCATATGACCTCATTATTTTTGACGAAGCAGCTTTGGCAGACGGAAAAGAAGCTTTTAATGTCGCATTACGTCCTACTCTGGACAAGGATAACTCAAAAGCACTGTTTATTTCGACTCCACGAGGAAAAAATAACTGGTTTGCAGAGTTTTTTAACAGAGGGTTTACAGATGAATTTCCAGAATGGGCTTCGATACGAGCAACTTATAAGGATAATCCGCGCATGTCTGAAACTGATATCTCGGAAGCTCGAAAAAGTATGTCCGAAGCCGAGTTTCGTCAGGAATACGAAGCAGATTTCAATACCTACGAAGGACAAATTTGGAACTTTAATCACGAAGAATGCATTGAAAATCTGGAAGAACTCGACACCTCGAAAATGGATATATTTTCAGGCCTTGATGTGGGGTATCGCGATCCCACCGCTTTTTGCGTCATAGGATATGACTGGGATTCGGAAAAATATTATTTACTGGATGAATATTTAGATGCAGAAAAAACTACAGAACAGCATGCCGCAGAAATTCGCAGACTTGTGGAAAAGTGGAATATTGATTATATCTACATTGATTCGGCAGCTCAGCAAACTCGGTTTGACTTTGCTCAAAATTATGATATATCCACCATTAATGCCAAAAAGTCTGTTCTGGACGGCATCGCTCATGTGGCTGCTATTGTTGACAATAATAATCTTCTCGTAGACCAAAGATGTAAGGAAAGTTTAGCAGCACTCGATCAATATCAGTGGGACCCCAATCCGAATTTGGCACGAGAAAAACCAAAACATAACATGGCGTCACATATGGCGGATGCGTTACGATATGCAATGTATTCATTTGAGACGTCTTCTACTGGTTTCTGAAGGGACCACAGAAAAATAGTAGTTGACAATTTAGTTCCCTCACGATATAATTTCGTTAATAAAAAGTAGTAGATTTAAAGATGACAGAGCTAAAACGAGATCCCGTAAAGTATATTCGGGATAAGGCAAAAGCAAGATATGAAAAAGGAACAGAGTGCTATATCTGTGGAACTGATGCCGAACTCGACTTTCATCACTATTACAGCTTGAGTCCGTTACTTCAAAAGTGGGTCAAAGAGAAAGGCTACTTTATGGAGGACATTCGGAACTTTCGGGATGAGTTTATAAATGAGCATATTGAAGAACTGTACGAAGAAACTGTCACCATATGCCATGCGCACCACTTAAAATTACATTCTATTTACGGGCGAAACCCAACACTACATTCAGCGCCTAAACAAAAACGTTGGGTAGAGATTCAAAGAGGAAAGCATGGCTTGGTATAACTTCTGGAAAGATGAAAGTGTAGAGGAGAAATTAAATCCCGCACAGCCATACTTTGACCATAAGATTGAAGCTCCTCGTGAAAAGCACGTTAACTATGAGCGAGCTTACGAAGACTTAGAGATTGTAAATCGCGGCGTTAACATGATTGTTGACGACTGTGCAGAAATTGACGCAAAAGTCGGTGGACAACTAAATATAACAAGTGTTGTCAAGAATATTAAAAGATCGCGTGTTAATCTTTTATTGAATAAAGAACCGAATCTTTTTCAAGATATTAGCACCTTTCGACGTAATTTAATTACTGATTACTTACTTGATGGAAATATTTTTATTTATTTTGATGGAGTACATCTCTATCATCTCCCAGCAAGTAAAATGCACATTCATGCAAGTGAAACTACTTATATTGAGAAGTTTACTTATAATGAAACAATTAATTACTCTCCGAATGAGATTATTCATGTAAAAGAAAATTCTTTTTACTCAATCTATCGAGGAGTATCAAGATTAAAGCCTGCACTTCGTACTATGGTTCTTATGAAAAATATGCGAGAGTTTCAGGATAACTTTTTTAAGAACGGAGCAGTTCCAGGTCTTGTACTCAAATCACCAAATACTCTTTCAGAGAAAATTAAAGAGCGAATGATTCAGTCTTGGACTGCACGGTATCGACCAGATGCAGGGGGTCGTAGACCTCTTATTCTCGACGGCGGAATTGAAGTGGATAGTATTTCAAATGTCAACTTTAAAGAGCTTGACTTTCAATCCGCAATTACAGAAAACGAAAAAATTATTTTGAAGTCGCTGGGTATTCCGCCGATTCTTTTAGATTCTGGAAACAATGCGAACCTTCGACCAAATATGAGACTTTACTACTTGGAGACAATTCTTCCAATAGTAAGAAAACTAAATTTTGCTTTAGAAAGGTTTTTTGGGTTTGAAATTATCGAAGATGCCACCAATATTCCTGCGCTACAGCCGGAGTTAAGAGACCAAGCACAGTACTACTCTGCTCTAGTGAATACAGGAATTATTACCCCAAATGAAGCAAGAGAAGCAATTAATTTTGCCCCTATTGAAGGATTCGACGATCTGCGAGTACCTGCAAATATTGCAGGAAGTGCGGTAAATCCAGATGAAGGTGGTAGGCCCACAGAAGAAGGAGAAGATAATGGCTAGAGCACGGGCTCGAATGGCAGTGTTGCAAGATATTGCAATGCATATGCTTGAAGTAGGTCATGTAATGACTAGACATGAATGGGAAAAAGATTCAAATGTTCCAGTTAGAATCGGACTTATTTTTAATCTTTTTGGTAACTGGCCTCGAATGGTAGGCATTCTTGAAAATGAAATGCCTGATGCTTGGAAGCAGATTAATGCTCCCAAGCAAGCTCCGAAGCCAAAAACTGACCCAAAGCCTAAGGCGGCCCCTAAAAAGGACCCACTTGAAGCTTTGAGCAAGGCTGCTCCGGCAGACACTAAGAGTGAAGACTGATGGAAAAGATTTTTAATCTTACCTCCACCTTTAAAGCACTAGATGAGGACGATGGAAGCGTTCATATCTGCGGTATGGCAAGTACACATGATGAGGATCGTGCAAATGATGTTATTATGGCAGAAGCTTGGACAAAAGGTGGACTTCGCAATTTTGAAAAGAACCCTATTATTCTTTTCAATCATGATTATAATAAGCCTATTGGTAGAGCCACAGGACTTAAAGTCACTGATAATGGACTTGAACTAAAGGCAAAAATTTCTAAATCTGCGCCAGATTCTGTGGCACAGTTAGTAAAAGAAGGCATTCTTGGAGCTTTTTCTGTTGGTTTCCGAGTCAAGGATGCTGATTACCTAGCGGAAACTGACGGTTTAAAGATTAAGGATGCTGAGTTGTTTGAAGTATCGGTTGTATCGGTACCTTGCAATCAAGCAGCAACTTTTTCTCTGGCGAAGTCATTTGACTCTATGGAAGAGTATAATGAGTTCAAGAAAACTTTCACCAATCGTGTAGATCTAGCCGGTCAGTCTCTGGCTAAGGACGAAAAATCATCGTTAGCTAGTGACACACCGGACGAAGCGGAAAAATCCGCGAGAGAGGAGATCAAAATGTCGGAAGAAGTAAAAACTCCCGAAATCGACTTGGAAGCTTTTGCGAAGAAAGTAGCAGAGGAGACTGCTGCTAAGATCGCAATGAAGCAAGCTGAGTCAAAGGCTGCCGAAGAAAAGGCTGCCAAAGAAGCTGCTGAAAAAGCTCAGGCAGATGCCGAAGCTAAAGCTCAGCAAGAAGAAGAAGTTAAGACAGCTATTAAGACAGGCATCGAGTCAGGTGCTGACCGTTTGTTGGCTGATGTGCAAGCAGATCTGAACAAGCGTAATGCTGATATGGAAGAGACTCTTGCCAAGTATAAGCGTGAGCTCGAAGAGAAGTCAGAAGAAATCGCTAAGATGCGTGATTCAAAGCGTGTATTCGCTGACCGCGCTGAAAAGTCTGACATCAGTAAGTGGGGTCGTGACTTTTTGACCGCTCATATGCTGGGTGTAATGACTCGTAAGGGTTGGAACACTGATTTTGCTCAGGACCTGCAGCAGAAGGCTGGCGTAAACTACGCTGCTAACGCCGCTGACATCGACCAGGAAGTTTCTTCTCTGATCGAAAAGGAAATCATGCATGAGCTGAAAGTAGCTCGACTGTTCCGTGAGATTCCTGTCAATGGTGGTGCAACTGTACTGCCGATCCAAACTGACGCAGGCAAAGCTGCTTGGGCAACCGCAGCTACCAGCGGCAACTTGGAAAACCGTCCTCAAGTAACTGCTAACCAGTATAACGCTAAGCAAGTAGTACTTAATGCTTATCGTCTGGTTTCTAGCACCTTTATGGACAATGACGTAGACGAGCAGGTACTCATCAACTTGATGCCTATGCTGATCGAATCAGTAGCTCGTGCTCATGGTCGTGCAGTAGAAGACGTTATCCTAAATGGTAACGGTACTATCTCTGGTCTCGACAACTATGCAGCTGCGCACAGCACTACGCTGTCAATCGGTTCTGCAACTCGACTGACTTCAGGCGTTCTGCTGGCAGCTCGCGAAGACATGGGTAAGTATGGTCTGAACCCTGCTGATATGGCTTTCGTTGTTAGCCAGAATAGCTACTTTGACCTGTTGAATGATGCTAACTTCCAGACTCTGGATGAAGTTGGTTCTGATTTGGCAGCACGAGTAGTGGGCACTATCGGTGCAGTTTACGGTACTCCCGTAGTTGTATCTGAAGAGTTCCCGTCAGAGGCTGCAGGCGCTCCGGCTGCTTTCGCAGTTAATACCCGTAACTACGTTACTCCTCGACTCCGAGGTGTATCAGTTGAGCAAGACTACGAAGTCATGAACCAGCGTCGTGTAATCGTAGCTTCTCAGTCACTTGGCTTCGAAGAAATTCTGCCTGGTGATGGTGCAGGTAACGAGCCTTCTGTTAAGATCGATTTCGCAGCTTAATAGAAATGCTTTTTATAAACTGGGGAGGGTTTCCTCCCCAAGTTTTTATTAATTGACTTATGACTGATTTAATTACTTTAGCAGAGTACAAAGAAATAGAGGGAATTAGCAGTCCTAAAGAAGACCTGCGTCTAGCAACTTTAGTTCCTTCTGTGAGTCAATTAGTAAAAACTTATTGTGGTAATTCATTAATAGATTACTATTCTACTAATAAAGTTGAACTTTTTAGTATAAATTGGGCTACTCATATATTACAGCTTACAGAAAGTCCTGTAAACAATATTGTATCGGTAGAGAAAAGAGACTCAGTAGATGAAAATTATGCCACTGTTCCAACTACTGAATATTATTTAGATACAGCTACGGATAGTGTGCTGTATGTAACAGGACGTACCTATAAAAACTGGCCACAAGGAGCGGGGTCAGTAAGAGTTACTTATACCGCAGGATATAGTAGTTGCCCCGAAGATTTAAAACTAGCAGTGGTAGACCTTATTACTTATTATTTAAGAGATGAGCATAAAGAAAGAAGAACTTTAGGCGGAGCCAGTATACAAAATCAGGGGTCAACTAGTCTGGCGAATAGTGTGGCATTCCCGGATCATATTAAGAGAGTTCTTGATATGTATAAAAACTTTTAATGAGCAAAGCTCTTGTAGACAAACTTATAAAAGAGTTTTTAACAAACCCTCGGTATCGCCGACGCTGGGACACGGTTTTACGAAGTCATATGGGAGGATTCCCTCATATTACTACAATTACAAAAAAAGATTTAATCACTTTGTATAAGGATAATACAATAGCAGCCTTATACAAAGACAGGTCGTTTAAAGATTTAAACGAAAGTGCAGAAAAATTAGCTTCAATAGAGGCAGCGGCAATACATGCTGCAACTATAGTATTTAATAATTTTGAAACTTATTACGCAAAAACCCGAGGAAGAAGAAAGGGAACTATATTTAAAGACGGAAATGAAATAGTTATTCGACAGCCCCAAGGGCTACATTCTAGTATACGGAATATTATTTCTAAAGAAGGATGGAATGCCGTTAGTAACTTTGGGGGTTTTAATAAAAAAACATCTCAAAAACTAAAAGCAGGAGATACTCTTGGAGTATTTAATCGAAGAACTCAAGTTCTTCACGAAGATAAAACTACTGTAGGGTCATTTTCATTAGCAAAACTTTATGAAAATCTCCTTTCTAATGTAGTAGAGTCTGATTTTACTCCTTCTCAGACCGCAGTAATTGCACGGTCTATTGGAGAATACTACGGAGATGTAGTAGGAACTTGGAAAAAACAAACAGATGTTAAAGAGTATTCTTTATCAGATACTTTAGA